TTGAAGATTTGAGCGACAGAGCCGGAGATGTTTTAAGCCGTGACTATCGCAGACTGCGTACCATACAAGAACAGTTAGCACTTACTATGGAGACTTTTAAATTATGAAAGGCACTACATATAAATTCGCGGGCAGTCATCCTAACTTAGAGACAGGTAAGTACTATAGCCTGAAGGAATACTCTGAGTTGACTGAGCCACGCTTTAAAACTCTATGCAATCGGATGGCACGTTACAGGCATGTAGAGGTTGACGATAACTTCATAGCTGTGAAGTACTCGCGGCCTACTGGTAACTTGGAAGGCAAGTGTGAGATTCTTTCAATGCACTGGTTGCGACAGAAACTAACAACAATTGACCCTAACTATAAGGAACACAAGAGATGATTAGAGTAACAGGTAACACCACAAGGCTCACTAAAGAAAACTTAGATGCTTTGATAGATATCCTTGAAGAGATCAAGAACTCTTTAGTGGAAGACGCAGAGCGCGATGTAGATTTATCTGACATCGACCTTGCTGAATCTTTCAAGGACTTCGTTAAACTCACCATGATGCAGAAACAATTGTTACTAAACGAAATGCTATTAGAAACATACGGAGAGGACGAAGAATGAAAGGTATCATTGATACATCTAAACCGATTCAAAGCTACAGGGTTCTTATGTCTGAGTTGTCTGGTTACTATCTAACCATAGCGGCTGAGACACCTGAACAGGCTATGGAGTATGGCAAGGACGAGGCTATGCGTAAAAACTATAAGATGTCAGAGATCATGGTGGTTGAAACCGCTGTGGTTTCTGCTGAGCTAGTAACTAAATAGTCTATGTAGAGTTATAAAGCTATTGTTCTTGTTTTTCTTATTGAAGAAAAGAAAAAGATAAGAAGTCTTTTAAACTTTAAAGATAGATTTTATCATGAATAATAGTTTAAGTGAAGCATGTTTGTAAAATAAATTGTTGACTCTCATATCAATGGGTGTTAATATTAATTAAATTAAATAGAAAGGAAGAAAAGTGATGAGTAATATATCTAATATGTTTAGTAATGCAAGCGCCGTCCAAGGTTTTAGGAGCGGTGGATATGGCGCGGCTGATTTTGATATAGCTGTTGCGCCCTTAAAATATACTATTGATGAGCAAGGGTACAGTGGGACAGCACCGCAGAGATGTTACACCAGTACCAAGTCAGTGATCTACCGTACTGACAATGGTGTTGAGCTAGGTGTGCATGGTCACGGCTATAAACCTGTAGCCCCTAAGCACATGATTGATAACGCACGTAACATTCTGGAGCGGTCTGATCTTAACACCGATAATATGATAGAGCAGATTAGAACAAGCCACGAAGGGGCTAGGTGTTTTGTCCAGTATGATCTACCTGCACACACCTATGAAACTTGTGACGGTGATACAGCTAAGCTGAGTTTGTTATGCACCACATCTTCTGATGGTACGTGGCCGTTTATGATTAGTGTTGCCGCAGTGCAGTCAGCATGTACAAATCTGCAAGTCTTTATCAGCGGAGGCGTGGCTATCTACAAGGCCAAGCACACCCAGAGTTTAGACATTGAGCATGGTGCTAACATAATTGTTAAGTCCTTGGATGTGTTTAACAATGAGCGTGAGCTTTGGAAACAGTGGCAGGGTACACAGTGCAGTGATCTACAAGCGTTTACTTTCTTTGCCAAGGCACTCAAGTGCAAGACAGCACTGAGCCTGATACATGAGGGCGCGTCTAGTCCCAATTCAATACTGCAAGACTTGCCACGGCGCAACAACAACCTTGCTTATATCTGGCGTGTGTTCAATACGACCTACTCTAAGCGTCTAGGTCAGAACTTCTGGGCTGTGTACAATGCACTCACTGATTGGTCAACACACTTTGAAGCCCCTCGTGCTACGAGCATGGCTAACATTGCATCCATTCAGAACGACAGACAGCAAGTAATACGTGAAGCTGTTAGTCGTAACGCTATTATGCGGGCGGCATAACATGACTAAGACTTTCGGCAAATACAACTTGAGTATGAACCTGCGTAATGGCGTGGGCTTAGACCTAGAGTTCACAGACAGCCGCCCAGTGTGGGTTGTCTTGAATGGAGCAGAACACTATGACGTTGCACAGTTTGAGGGTATGGTGATAAGCCTACCGTTCTGTGTTATAACTTTCGGACAAGTATTTTTACAGGAGAACTAAGATGGCACAGAAAGACAGAGTATTAACTTATTTAAAAACTGGTGACAGTATCACTACATTCAACGCTTACAATGAGCTAGGGATTACGCGCATCTCCGCGAGGATTTTTGAACTTAGAAAGGACGGACACAACATTGTATCCAAGAAGTTAAAAGTTCTAAACAGGTTTGGGGAAGTATGCACAATAGGTTCGTGGTCACTGAGCGTTCCAGAAGAGGAGCAGGTTGCATGAGTAACGCAACACATGGCGGCAAAGGAGATAGACAACGCAAAGTAAATGCGGAGAAGTATAGTTCTAACTTTGATGCTATATTTAAAACTGAGGAGAAGAAAGATGTTAAGAAGAATGACAAACGTCCTAAGCGAGATAGCCCTATCGCTACTGAACGTGATAAGGACTAAGGTTATTGAGCAGTACCCTGCACCTGTAGCGGGTGTAAGAGTTATAAGATTTATAGTGATATGTGCAATAGGGTATGTATGTGCATTTTGTTTTGTTTTATTACTGAGAGGTGGAGTATGATATACGACATAGTATTATTGTTTGTAGGGACAGTGACACTGGCAGTCGCAATTAAGTTGCTATACATTTCAGAGCTTATGATAGACGAGGAGAAGAAGTAATGTTTGCAGAGAGTATCTCAGGTAGCCCTAGCCCTGCCGCAGTAGCAACAGCGAGAGCCGCGACAGATGTAGTCGATGGTAAGATACCGTTGAGCAGGGCGTGTGCTATGTATAATGTTAAAGAGCAGACCGTCATACAGTTTATTATTGACAGTACTGAGTACGACACACTGACAAGGAAATACAGCAATGGGCTTTAATCCGCGTGACCCTGATGAAGTTAAGGGTTTGGTACTAGCAGTTACACTTCTTATTTTTGCTGTTGTTTCAGTGGTTATGAGGATGCTAGAGTAATTTAATTAAAGTGTTTACAACACCTGACAAATGTGGTACACTCCACATTCTAATTTTTAAACACCACAAGAGGAAAGTAAGATGGCTATATTAGAAGGCTCAGCATACTGGGCGGCAGTAACTACACCTAACACCAAGTTTGAACCCGCGTACTCAGTTAACTTAGTTGTTGACGAGGCTACCGCAGAAGATTTCAGGGCGCGTGGCTTCACCATTAAGCAGATGGAAGAAGGCCCATCTATATTGATTAAGCGTAAGGTCGAAGGTAAGGGCGGCATGGTAAGACAAGCACCCAAGCTAGTTGATAAGCACAAGAACCCTTTGGATGCTCAAGTGGGTAATGGTTCTTTAGTTAAGGTACAGTACAACGAGTGGGAAGTTACTAACAAGTACGGTACATTCCAAGGTCTAGACTTCCAAGCTATGCAGGTTCTTGAGCTAGTAGAGTTTGGCGCACCTGATGGAGCAGAGCTAGGCATCACATACGAAGAAGAAGCAATGGAGGATGAGTTGTAATGGGTACAGTAACAGTAGATAGTGTTGCATACGAAACAGACCTACTCTCAGACGAGGGTAGGGCTATCGTGTCTCACTTAGTAGAAGCAGAGAAGAGTCTTAGAGAAGCGTCAATTACTGTGGGCTTAATGCAAGCCGCAACAATTGCACTTCTTTCTGATCTTAAATCTAACCACCTCAAGGAAGAGGCATTGTCTACAGAGGAAGTAGAAACCAACGAGGAGTAAGGCGAATGCCTTTTGTTAAACATAAACAACCCTGTCCCCTTTGTGGGGGCAGTGACCCAGTTTCAGTAAATGATAATGGATCAGGGTGGTGCTTCAGTTGCGCCTCTCATTTACCAAACTACAGCACAGCGGAAGTGCAACAGACTGATACCATAACGGACTTTGAAGTGTATCAAAGGAACAGCAGGATGGATAACAATTCAAAAGCTACCTTCAATGAATTAACTGACCGCAAGATTAGCATAGATACAGCTAAGAAGTATGGGGTCAAGTCAACTAAAACCGCTGACGGCAAGATTGATCAGCACTACTACCCTTACTACAACGGACATGAGTTAGCCGGAACTAAGATACGCAAACAGAACAAGGACTTTTTCTGGGAAGGTAGTCAGAAAGAAGTAGGACTGTTTGGAGAGAACCTGTTCAAAGCAGGTGGTAAGTTTATAACATTAGTAGAAGGCGAGTGTGATGCGATGGCCGCTTACGAGTTACTTGGTAGCAAGTGGCCTGTCGTATCTATAAAGTCAGGAGCTAAGGGAGGCGTGTCAGATGTTAAGCACAGCCTTGAGTACCTTGAGTCATTCGATTCTGTCATCATCAACTTTGATAACGACAAGTGCGGCAAGGAAGCGGCTCAAGAAGTAGCAAAACTTTTGACACCAAAGAAAGCTAAGATAATGACACTGCCTGTGGACTACAAAGATGCCAACGATATGTTGCGCCAAGGTAGACACGCGGCATACGTCAGTGCTTTCTGGGATTCTAAAGTCTATACACCCGCAGGTGTTTTGAATCTTTCCGAACAGTTTGAAGCCTATCAAAAGCTACGAGCAGAAAAGAAAACAGCCATACCTTATCCGTGGAATGGCCTCAACACTAAGCTAGAAGGCATGAGAGCAGGTGAGTTAGTCACACTCACAGGCGGCACAGGTCTAGGTAAGTCCTCTGTTACTCGTGAGATTGAACATTGGTTGATCAACAACACAGAAGATAACGTAGGTGTTGTGGCTCTTGAGGAGAACTGGGGTCGCACTGCTGAAGGTATCATGGCAGTGGAAGCTAACGCCAAGCTACACCTTGATAGTGTCAAGAGTGAGTATACTGATGATCAGATGGATGGCTTCTATAAGAAAGTCTTTATGGGTGAGAACGATGGGCGTGTCTGGATTCATGCACACCACGGAGTCAACAACCTAGAAGACATCTTTAGCAAGCTACGCTACATGATCATAGGTCTAGATTGTAAATGGATTGTAGTTGATCACTTGCACATGTTAGTTCTATCAACCCTTGAGAATGATGAGCGTAAAGCTATTGATCAGATCATGCATCGACTCAGGACTATGGTAGAGGAGACAGGCTGTGGTATGATACTGGTGTCT